AATAAATCCCCTTTTTTTTTCAGTTTAATTTGTACGGGGTGAAATTATTTTCCACAACCGCAACCACCACCTTTTTTCATAGTACTATTTTTTGTTAATGGTTTATTACCTATAAATATAAAAAAAGGGGAAATAATTCCCCTTTCTTATTGACTAGTCGGAAATATACAAAAGGATTAACCTTTTGGTTTTTGTTGGTAATATTTCTCAATAGTCTGTTGAACAGCTTTTTGAACGTTCTCGTTCTGCTGTTGCGGAGCCTGTTGACCTTGTGGTTGAACAGGCTGAGTTTGTTGGTTGTTTTTGCACCCGCAAGCCATCTTTTTGTTTTTTTTTAGTTTATTATTTCACATTTATGTTTGTAGCAAGTTTTTCTGATACTGCCATTACTACCATTGTTAATTTTTTTCTTTCTTAATGTGTAAGATAATTTTTGTCTTACATTTCTAGGATTACCTTTAGTAAATCCCCCATTAATTAGATAATTTGCCGCTGAAACTAAATCATCAAAAATTAAAGTTTCATTATTTTTAATATTTGTTAGTGAAAATTTAGAAAAGTTTCCATTTTTAAATAAATTATTTTTTGAGTTTTTAATCTTAACGGACTGAATAAAACAATTTCTTCGGAAATCATTTACAGTTGCCAAATTATATCCACACTCAGAGTCACAGGAACAAAAAAACTCTATATAAAAATTTTCTCTTACTACTAATTCATCTATACTACAATTTTCTAAAACTGAAAATTCAAAATTATTTTCACCATATTCATTAAATGAATTTTGAAGATGATTATTATCGTGACAACCACTCTTCAAAGACCATAAATGTTTATAAAGTCTTTTACTGATATCTATTGAAGAGCCAATATAGACTTTATCATTAATTAAATTCTTTATTTGGTAAATACCGCATCCCATAATAATAAATATCAATGAGATTATAATTGTATAAATATTTTAATTATCCTTTCAAAAGGAAATAGTATATATACTTTTGTATATTTATTAAGAAAATGTTTTAATGAATTTAAGAAGTTCCATAATCAAAATTTTAAGAGAGCAGGTTCAAGAAAGTGAGTTTGTATATTCAGACCAAGATGAAATTGCAAATTATTTGAAGTTGATGTCAGGTAATTTAAATGGACTATCAAGGTTACCAAAGTTCAAAGGTAAAAAAATTATCATTAATGGAGACCTGGATTTATCAGATTACCCTGAAACAAAAAATCTTGGACCAATAGTAAAGATTACTGGTAGATTGGATATTCGTGATACAGAAATTGAATCAACTGAAGGAGTTGAGGTAACTGGATATGTTAGTGATTACAATTCTAAAATGTATCGGATTAGAAGGGCAAAAGAGAATGCAAAAATACTTGCAATTGCTCAAGGTAGAAGAGAAAGTGGTGAATGGGCTGATTTAGATAATCCATATAATGCAAAGGCAAATGCTTTGTTTGAGTATCTAAAAGGTAGAGATGACCTTCAGAATAGACCTGAAAATTTACAAGAAAAAATAGATGAATTAGAGGATAGAAAAACACAACTTGAAGAATCACAAGCCCAACTTGATGATAGTAGTGAAGAGTATGATAGATTACAAGGTCAAATAGATGCTGTTGATGTTGAAATTGAAGAGCTTAATGACGGAAAGTTCGGTGATGTTTATGATTTAATTCCAGATGGAAAAATGTATGGACTCGCATTATTCAAATCAAAATTACCTGACTCAGAGGATGAAGAATATTTCTTGGGAACAAGAGGTGAAGTTGATAGAGCTTTTGAAGAATATTGGGAAAATTATGTTGATGATGTTGGGACAGAAGGTTTTAGCCAGTGGGTTATTGAAGATAACTTGGATATGGATAGATTAAGAAGCGAAATTGAAGATACCTATGAAAATGATGTTAGAGATAATCCCGATTCATACCTTGATGAAAATGATAAAGAATTAAGCAGAAGTCAACAAGAAGAAATACAAAGATTGGAAACAGAAAAAGATGAACTTGAAGTAAGATTAAGTGATTTAGAATCTGAAGATGACTCATACGATGAAATAAACGACAGAATTCAAGAAATTGAAACTGAGATAGATGAAATCAATGATTCACCAGAAGGTGATTTTAAAGAAGAGGCTATAGAATATAAGATAGCTGATACTGTAGATTACTATGTTAGTAATTACAAAGAATATCTAAGTAATATGGGTAGCGATGTTTCAGATTATCTTGACAAAGATAGTTTAGTTCAGTATCTTATAGATAATGAAGATTACGGACAGATGTCATCATATGACAATGAGTACGACACAATCAGATTTAATGAAAGACAATATTATATTTTTAGACATAATTAATGCAAGATGTTGATGTAAATAAGGTTAAGAAAGAAAAGTCACTATTTAAAATGGGACCGGAGTGGATTTACACTGAACCCATTGACCTTGAGCACAAACAATATGTATTACTTGATTTTTTAAAATATTGTGATAAAAAAATAGAAAAGTTTGAAGTCTACCCAACCTACACAGAACTATCAATACATCTCGCAAATCTCCAATCAATATCAAGTGAATTTAAAACTTTATACGTTGAAAAGAAGTTGTTTAATGTTGATGATGAAATACTAATTTCTGATTTAAAGTATAAACAAGTTCCGGTTACTGACGAGAAGGATTATGACGAATTTACAGAGATAGTTAAATTTTCAGGCCAAAAAGTTTTGGATTACTTCAACATGATGAAAGCGGTTTGGAATATAGTTTACGACTCAATAAGTTTAAAGATTATTAAAAATGAAAAAAATATCTATGATTCGTCAGGATATTTTTATTGTGATTTCCAAAATGGAAGAAGGGCTTGGAAGTATCAAATTGAAAAAAAAGAAAGACTAACAATTGATAGTAAAATGAATGTAATACCTGTTAAGTTATCAGAAGAAACTCAGAATAATTTTGTTTTTAACTTTGACATGGAAAAAAAATTACCTATATTTGAGTTGAAATCTGTATATGATTTTCCACTTGAATCATCATTACTTCCGGCTTTTAAAAGAAAGATACTTAATTATATAATACAAAAGAACACATTAAAAAATTTAAAACAACATGGGATTTAACAAGAAAATAGTTGGAAAAGCAGTTATTGACCAAATTACTATGCATCCTGCAATTATTGAATTATATTTGCGAGCAGATGCATTAACATTCGAAGATGATGAAGTTCAAACAGAATTTGAAAAACTCAAAGATGAATTCCTTAAAACAAATACTATTAGCTAAACTAAGGAGGCCAATTCACGTTTCCTACATATCTAAGTATATGGTAAAAATGCCAATGCATGAAACTATGGATATGTTGAATGAAATGATTGAAGAGGGACTTATTGAAGAAAGTATATACGGAAAAGGTTATTATGTCATTAAACAAAAATAGGTGAAGGCCAAAAGTATACTATGGTGTAAATTAATCTAGCAGCACATCACCTATTTTTAATTTTTAAAAAAATATATATGTCAAAAGAAATGGTAAATAATCCTGACCACTATGGCGGGGCAACAAATCCATATGAAGTTGTGAAGGTATGTGAGGCTTGGGGTCTTGATATGGACGCCTATTTGTTCAACGTAGTTAAATACGTAGCAAGGGCAGGTAAGAAAGATTCTGACAAAGAACTTCAAGACCTAAAGAAAGCTCTTTGGTATTTGGATAGAAAAATTAAAAATCTAGAGAAATAAAATGTTTTGGAAAACTTATTTATGTTTGACTATATTTGTTTTAAGTATTTTTTACTTTGACAGATTTATACCCGATAAACCAAAAAATAAATTTGGAAAATGGTGGAGGAAACATATTATTAATAAACAAGATGATTGAAAACTATATAAATAAAGTAATTAACGGAGATTGTATTGAGGTAATGAAAGAGATGCCTGAATCATTCGTCGATTTAATTGTGACATCGCCGCCATATGGTGTAAACATTAAATACGATGTTCACGATGATGATATGGAAATTAATCAGTACTTGGACTTTACTCGTGACTGGATGATAGAAGCGTATAAGGTATTGAAAGATGATGGTCGTATTGCTCTTAACATTCCCTATGAGATTAATCGTCAAGAAAAGGGTGGAAGAATATTCTTAGTTTCTGAGGTATATCAGGTAATGAAAGAAATTGGGTTTAAGTTTTATGGTATCGTTGACCTTGAGGAAGATAGTCCACATCGTAGTAAAACAACTGCTTGGGGTAGTTGGATGAGTCCGTCAAGTCCATACATCTACAATCCAAAAGAATGTGTAATCCTTGCATATAAGAAACACCACATTAAGAAAGTGAAAGGTGAACCTCAGTGGAAAGGAGTATCAACTCAAATAGAACAAGAGGATGGAACATTCAAAACAAAAGTGGTTTATCAGGATGAAGATAAGAAAGATTTTATGGAATTAGTCTTTGGTCAATGGAAATACTTGAATGACTCAAGACCAATGACCAAGGCAACATTCTCAATGGATATTCCAACCAAAGCAATTAAAATATTAACCTATAAGAATGATATTGTACTTGACCCCTTTGCAGGTTCAGGCACAAGTTTGGTTGCCGCTGAAATTTTAGATAGAAGATGGATTGGTATAGAACTTTCTGAAAATTACGTAAAAATATCAAGGGAAAGAATTCAAGCGTTCATTGAAAAAAAACGACAACAAGAGTTGGAGTTTGAAAATGGGGGTCAATGACCTCCATTTTTTTTGTTTTTGATTGTATTTATAAAAAAAGTATATAATGGAGAATTCACAGATAATTTGTAAATTAGTTGAGGCTCAGACTCAACTTAAATTCTTACACTGGCAAACTAAATCATACGCTAAGCATAAGGCTTATGGTAAATTATATGATAGTTTAGGAGACTCAATTGATAATTTTGTTGAAGCTTGTATGGGCAAACACGGAAGACCATCATACCAAGGTGGATATACAATACAAGGACAGGACATTTCTGAAATATCAGTTCAAAGTTTTGTTGACGGAGTTTGTATTTTTTTAATTCAGTTGACAGAGGTATTCGACCCACAAGAAGATTCAGACCTTTTAAATTTAAGAGACGAAATGTTGCATGGGTTTAATAAACTAAAGTATCTCCTCACACTAGAATGAGAAAAATCATATCTGAATCAGGTATTAGAAATATAAGAGAGCTTTCTGACAGATATAAGAAAGCCAAGATTTATTTTCACCAGGACCTTGATGGTGTGACCACCGCAATTGCAATGAGAGATTATCTCAAATCAAATGGAATTGATGTGGTTGATGTTGAAGTTATACAATATGGTGATAAAGAATGGTCCGTTAAGAAACCAGATGCAAGAGGTGATGTGATGCCAGTACTTGTTGACTTTGCTCACGGTAAACCAATGTTTGTTATTCACACAGACCACCACGATAGGCAAGCTGGTGCAGAAGAAACAGGTTCAAAATCATTTAGACAATCAAGGTCAAATGTTGAAACCCTATCTCAAATTATACCGAAGACAGATTTATTCCCAACAGAAGATGTTGCAACAATTTCAATGGTCGACAGCGCTGATTTCGCTAAAAACGAAATCACACCAGAGACTGTGATGAACTATGTTTATAAGTTTGATAAAGATATATCGGCTAAAAAGAATAGAATGTTACTTGGACTTGTAACAAACAAACTTTTATTAGCGTTCAAAAACAAACCAAATTTCCTTGAAAGACTTGTAATGGAATCTAGTCCGTCACTTCTTAATTTGTTTCTTAAAATAAAGGAAATAATGGAAGAAGAAAATTATGCACCTATATCATCCCTTGAAAAAAACAAAGCAGACTATATTGAAAAAATGAAAGACTACCCTGATGTTAAGGGTAATATCATAGTTCAATATGGTGGTGGTAGCATGATGAAACCAGGTTCCTATGATAGATATACTCCATTTAAGAACAACCCTGAGGCTGATTTCCTAGTTATTGCATGGCCACTTGGACTCTTACAAGCTTCTTGTAATCCATTTAAAAAAGAAAGAGAGTTAAAAGGAGTTAATCTTGGTGAAATTGCTCAAGAAGTATTATCAAAATGGGAAGGACAACTAAAAGATAGAAAAGTACCACTATCGACAATTAAATGGGTTTCTGAAGGAAAAATTGGAGAAGAGTCAGTAGGGTTCACATTCAAAGACTTTGCCGCAATCTACGGAGAGAAATTCTTGGATATGAAAGATGGTGCAAAATATCTTGTCGAGATTAAAAGTTTAATGGAGAAACCATCTGAATCACTAACGGAAGAAGAATGGGGAATACTCGACCAAATAACAGTTCCTGCTTGGGATATTATAGACGCAAACAGCGGGGGTCATAAGTGCATCACCAATATATCAGGTCTTAACTTCTTTGGGAGAGGTAAGAGACCACCACAAGGAAAATACAAGTATGACTCCGAGAAAGAAGATGCTGCTTACATTAAATTCTTGAAGATGCTACAAAATGAATTTGTTAGAGTTCTGCAAGAAAAAATTGAGTCATCAAAGAGTCAAGGTTAACCCAGTTCTTAACAAATTCTGAATTATTACCACAAAACTTTGCGTATTTGTTTAGGATAGGTCTTCCTGTATTATACGCTCCACAAGCAAGAGACCAATTTTTATATCTTTCGTAATGTTGGGAAAGTATTTTCATAGATAACCAAACATTGGTTTCCAAGTCGTTCATTAATTCATTTTTGGTTACCTTTCTACCCGCAAAATAAGATGCGTATTGAGGCATAATTTGCATCGCTCCTATTGCTCCAGCATGGGAAGTTTGCCTTGGATTATACAAAGTATCCAACGGACCCCTATATCTTGTTTCTTTATATGCCACACCATATGCGATATATTTTGGAACACAAAAACTGTCAGAGTAAGTCTCAATTAAATAATACATTCTTTCACATGAGAGAGACTTTTCATCTGAACCCTTTTCATAAAGTTCTTCATTAATTGATTTAGGTTCGCGAGTGTAGTGGAATGAAAGGATGGTGAGAGCAGTTAAAAATAAAGAAAATACTAATAAGAATTTTAATTTCATTTTCATAGTTTTAAAAGTTTATTGGTTTAAGTTTTACAAATATAGTAAAGTTCACTCAAAGCCATATTTATTAAATATGAAAAGTAACTCCAAGAAGACTTTAAACGAAGAGATAGAAAGGATTAAGAGTCTTTTTTATGAAAATTTTAACAAAAATGAGTTCATTGTTTCAGGTAATACTGAAACATCTTGGGGTTATAACTTAAAATTGATGAATAATGATGAGTGTTTGGGTGAAACTAATCTAATGAATTATGAGGATGCGTGGGATTTAGATTATGCTATAGTTAGATTTAATAACGAAAAAGACAAAACATGTAAATTTGCTTGTGATAGTAACTATTTTAATGGTAATAATGCTTTATATTTGTATTCATTAAATATTGACCCAAGACACAGGGGAAATGGATATAGTAAACAAATAATGAATCGTTGCCATGAAATTGCTAAAGAAAAAGGATATGAATATGTATTATTAATTACTGATTGTAATAATGAAGCCGCTCAAAATTTATATAAAGGATTAGGATATAGCCTACACCAAACAGATGGAAATAAAGACTTTTATTTCTTAAAAGTTTAAATATGAAACAAACCGCAGGTATAATAGTATTAAGTGATGATAAAGTTTTACTTTGTCAAAGGTCCGACAGTGGGGAATGGGCAATTCCTATGGGACATATGGAAGAAGGTGAAGACCCTATGGACTGTGCCTATAGAGAGTTCTATGAGGAAACAAATCTTGAGATTACAGACCCAATAAAGTATTTGGGTAAGATTAAAAGATATAAATCTGGTAAAATCAAAAGTGAGCTTAATTTATTTATTTTTGAGGTAAATGAAGAGATTGAACCAAATTTAGGACATGCTCAAGACGGACACGAACATACTGAGTGTGGTTATTTTTCTATTGAGGAGATAGAAGAGCTTGATATGGTTGGAGGGTTAAAAGATTTTATTTTTAAAATAATTTCTTGATTTTGCTTGTTTCAGTCATATTTATTCTTACATTTGTAAAAGATTTGACACCAACAGGTGATGAAAGATACTCGGAAAGTTAAATCTAAAAAAAACACAAATAAATTTGGTAGATTGAAAAATTAACCGTATATTTGTAAAAGATTTGAGACGGACAACGATTAAGATACAAGTCTCGAATCTTTAAAAAAAAAGTTTAAGAAAAATTTGGAAGATTGAAAAATTTGACTTAAATTTGTAAAACAATTCGGAAATGACCGAAAAGTTCTTTGAAAAGTAAGATTATCCATTCAGTGAAAGTAACCTTCGGGTTATGACAACTGATAAACGATAATGGGCCGTGTATGGTCCTTAAATAAACTACGAAAGTAGGATAAAGTGGTCTCCCCCGTGTTGAGGAGGTTGCGGTTTCGAAAGGAACTCGAGTACACAAGTGGGATATCACAAGACCTTTAGTACCGAGGGTAACACTGTAGGGAAAGTGGTCAGGTGACTTGGCAAAGTGGATTGTCAAGTTGAGTTCGGAAGAACAATAAGAATAACCCATAGGAATCAAGTAAGAAACGTAGCTCCAACTACACAATTGCGGATTCCAATACCGAAGGGGACTTAAAACCGAAAGGTAAGGTAGAGAACGAGTGGTGTCGCTACTACCCCTAAAGATGACCTACCAAGGTCTCTTTATGAAGTAAACTGAAAGTATGGAGATAGGGATATCTCACGGAGTAGTTTAGTATTTCGTCGCCCAAAAGGAGACGAAGCTTACGGTGGACCACTACTCTGACACATCCACGACACAATCTAAAATTATTAACAATAATTAAAGGAAAAGTGTCCATCAGGTTTAAGTGAAAGGTCACTACATAGTCACGGGTTGTCCGTGGCACAGAAAGACCCCAAGTCCGACTGTAGTTTTACGAAAGACCTTTAATCCCGCAAGGATGAACTGGGGTGGCAACCTCGGAAAGAGTCAAGTAATAAGAGAGTAACTTAAACCTCAAGGAGTGGTAAACCTAAAAGACCGTGACTGAGAAATACTTCTCAAAAGGAAGTGGATAAGAAGGGAAACAATAATCCTTCAAAAGGTTCTCAATCAAAGCTGTAATCTCAGGCTTAGTTTAACTTTTAAATCGCAACTTAGAGCAGTGGTAGCTCGTCAGGCTCATAACCTGAAGGTCGGAGGTTCGAATCCTTCAGTTGCAACAACTTACAGGTGGAGAAATCCACCTTTTTTAATTATTTTTTTTGAATATTACTAGTCTGAGCGTTATTTATAGGTATAATCCATCCACTTATGAAAACGGAAAAAAAGGTTCTTTTCATCCTTAAAAAAAGACAAAGTTCACACACTGGTTATGCTTCAGTCTCATCAGGACTATTAAACTCGGCTCGTTTTGTTTCCGATATGTTAAACAAAAACGGGATTGAATCTAATTTGGTTGAAGTCCAAGATAACAATGGAATTGACAAAGAAGTCTCAAAGTATAGACCAACTCACGTAATTATTGAGGCGTTATGGGTTGTTCCACAGAAGTTTGAAGTTTTAACAAAGTTACATCCAAACGTACAGTGGATTATAAGATTACATAGTGATATATCATTCTTAGCAAATGAAGGAATTGCCATTGAATGGATATATGAATATTTGAAATATGATAATATTAAGATATCAGCAAATGATTGGGAGACTAATTTTAACTTTGAACTATTAACAAACAAACAATTTGTTTATCTACCAAATTACTATCCAGTAGGGTTTTTCAATACCAATAAACCAAAACCTATAACTAAAAAGGTTCTTAATGTTGGTTGTTTTGGTGCTATAAGACCACTTAAAAATCAGTTAATCCAAGCAGTTGCCGCAATTGATTTTGCTGACACATATAAAAAGACACTGAGATTCCACATCAACACTCAAAGAATTGAGGGTAAAGGTGAACCAGTTCTTAAAAATCTTAGAGAGTTATTTAAGAACAATCCAAGACACGAACTTATTGAACACGGATGGTTAAGTCATAATGAATTTATTGATTTAGTTCAAAGAATGGATATTGGTCTTCAAGTTTCATTCAGTGAGACATTTAACATTGTATCGGCTGATTTTGTTAATAACAACATACCAGTTGTAACTTCAAATGAGGTTGATTGGGTTAACCCTGTTTATTATGCAAATCCATCCAAAGTTGAAAGTATTGTTTCAAGAATGAAAAGAGCTTTGTTTTCATCTATGTTTAAACTTAACTTCTTAAATAAAGTAAGTCTTTGGTTTTATTCTTTGAAGTCTGAGAAAATTTGGACCAAATATTTTTCTTGATTTGGATTTTTTTTTGTATATTTGTGTTATGACACAGATAAACAAATCCATAGTTAAGGTTATTAATTCTTTTGTTAACAAGACCGTCACTGGTTTTGAGATTGTTGGCATTGAGATTCAAAAAGGTGTAAATCTTTGGGCTGAGTATGAAATGTCCGAAGAAAGACTCTTAACTGCGAATATCATTATAAAAAAACAAAGGGAAATTACTTTGGATGAAGCCAAAGAAATTATTTTTCAGATAGGAGATTCGGGCAGATTGGTCTCTAATAAAGATATTTCCAATATTCCACTTAGTCTTAACATAGACTTTAAGATTTTAGATTAACTATTATCTTAAATTAAAATATTTATTGTTAAGAACCTATGGATATGGAAATTAAAATTGGTGTAGTGGAGTCGCACTACTACAAAGGAGTTAGAGAACTTCAGTCAATTGATTTGGAAAAATTCCCAATCATCAAACAATTTCTTGAGGTAAATCCTAATGCGACAGAACAGGACGTACTCAAATACCTAAAAAAAATTAAAGACAAAGATTTTCAAAGTTTTCTTAACGAACTAACTTGGAACGAGATTAAGCAAGAAGATTTCTCAAAGACAAAGACAGATTTCATTATCAGAGTGGAAAAATAATTTGATACATTCAAATTTCCGCCGTATATTTGTTCTATGAAAATCACAACACTTAATATCATCCACCCAAAATTTGGAACCGTGCTTTCAGAAACCTTTTCAGATGCCACACAGCTCAAACTATTCTTGGGCATGGTTCAAGTATCTATTGATTCTGACAAAGGGTTCCATCATTTTAATGTGACTGATACACTTATTCAGATTCCAGCTAGTATTCTGAAAGAATGTTTGATTTTTACAAACGCTGAAAGGGTAACCCATACCGAACAAGTTTTGGCAAAAATTAAAGCCTAAAAATCTTTGTACCAACAAAGTGGTGGACCGACCCAAAACAAAATTCAGGGTCGGGCTTAAAAACAGGACCTTCGGGTCCTTTTTTTCTTCATAACAATCTATTTATATAGAAAGTAAAAAAATGGCACAATATATTTTAACAGAGTCACAACTCAAAAAAATCGAAGAAACTTTAAGCCAAGGTGAAGTTAAAGAAAGTAAAGATGGTAACTATATGGCTAAACAACAACTCTTCATAATCGCAACACTCGCATATAAAATGTGGGAGGAGATGAGTGAAGACGAGGAACTTGATGATTGGATGGAAACAAAGATTGCCCAAGCTGAACAGTCAATCACTAGTGTTGTTAAAGCATATATGTATGATGAAATTACAGATGATATGAAAGGTATGGAAAAACTTAACTATAACGAATTAGTTATTGGAAAATGAAAAAGTTAATCAAAGAAGACAAGAATAAGTTTTATCTATACAATCCAATTCCAATTGTAAAACAAGAGGCATCTGAGGTTATACAAAGAATTTTAAGAACTCATGGATTATCATTTGAGTTTGGTAAAGACGTTGACTTAAATCAACTCGATACCGTTAATAAGATGCGAATGAAGGACTACATTAACAGAATTGTTAAGTATAAGGAAATTAGAGGACACGCTATTGAAGGTTTAATGTGCGGTCTCTATAAAGGTAATTTAAATAATACTCAGTCAGGTAGTTGGGATTATTCGGTTTCACCTGGTACAGTTGAACAAAAGTATATTGAAGATGAGGGTGAAAGTCCAGTTATTGGTGGGTATAAACAAGTTTTAACTTCACTTGGGCCTGAGGTAAATGCGATTGTTAAAAATGTTACAGAAAAGTATGGTGAATCTAATATATTTTTAATTAATGACGATGACCTTACCGAAATTAAGAAAAACGTTTTAGCCGGCATGACCGCTGACATTGTTTGCATCTCAACTAAAATTATTGATAGAATCCGAAGTTATTATTTTACAAAAGAAAATTTCATAAATATATTTTCAGATGCTTCAAATTGCTCCGCTCCAAAACAAAAGGGTGGGAACCAAATAAGAATCAAAAGTTCGGCGGTTAGAAGTCAAGGAATAACCTTTGATATTATAGTCCCCAAAATTTCTCAAAAAGAGTATGATGATTTCCTAAACATCAATCAAGAGGAACAAGCTGTCGCTCAAATATTTGGACCATTCTCAAACAAAATCCGTCCCGATATTTTAAAGTGGATTAAGAACAACCAAGAACAGTTCAAAGATTTGGTTAATTCACTTTAATTTCGTATATTTGTGATATGAAGATTACATTCATATCGGACTCACATAATAAGCATAAGGAGATTACCCAAGACCTACCCGGTGGTGACTTACTTATTCACGCTGGTGACATATCAAGCATGGGTCATAAACACGAGATTCAACAGTTTTGTAAGTGGTTTCATAGTTTGACTAATTATACTTCGGTTGTATTCATTGCTGGTAATCACGACTTTGGGTTTGAGAAACGACCCGAAGAAACTATGGAAATTGTTAATTCATACAAGTGGATTACATACCTCCAAGATAATCATTTGTCCTTTGGACCTGATATGGAAACCCTTATTAAAATATATGGTAGCCCTTGGCAACCTGAGTTTCATAATTGGGCATTCAACCTACCAAAAAATGGATTAGAACTTGAACAGAAATGGAATGATATTCCTGATAATACTGACATACTTATAACTCACGGACCAGCATTTGGTTATTTGGATACTATTATGGGTCAGTATGATAATCTTGGATGCGAATTACTGACAAAGAGAATTAAAACAATAAAACCCAAAATTCATGTCTGCGGACATATACATTCAGGGTATGGTTATGTTTTTGACGGAGATACTCACTTCATCAATGCCTCTGTTTTAGACGAACAGTATCAATATACCCAAAAACCACTAACAGTAGAGTGGGACCCTGTAACGAATAAGTTGGAGTTTATTTAATTTGAAACCCGTCGAATCCGACGGGTTTTTTATTGAGGTTAAACTATAGTAATATTTTTTTTAACTTAAAGAGTGTATTGATATTTATTGATGAATGTCACTAAAATTAAAATTAAACTTAATTTCATTAATAGTAGTTGTTTTCTTAATCCTGAAAACTACAGTATTACTTGATATTACTCCTTCATCACCATTTACAAGGGGGTCGGAATATATTCTATTTTTGACAATAACATACTTTTTATATTCCTTTATCAGACAATATATTAAGAATGAAAGGGAAAATAAAAAACTTACTGAAGAAATCACACAAAAAGAAAGAGCTTTAACAAACAGAATGGATGCCATTAATCGCTCAAGTCCTGTGATTGAATTTGATATTAATGGTATAGTTTGTTTTTCCAATGATTCATTTTTGGATGCGATGGGGTATAAATCAGAAGAGGTTATAGGAAAACATCATAGTATTTTTGTTTTTGATGATGAAAAAAATTCAGATGAGTATATTAATTTTTGGAACAAACTTAAATCAGGTGTTTATTTTAGTGGGGATATTATCAGAAAGAAGAAGGATGGAAACAAGATTTATTTAAGTGCTACCTATAATCCAATTATAAACGAAAAAGGAGAAACCTACCGAGTATTAAAAATTGCAAGGGATATATCTGAAATTGTAGAAAAATCTAAAGAAATTGAAAAACAAAACACTTATCTTGAACATGCTGCTAAAATATTAAGACACGACATGCACTCGGGCATTAATACTTATATCCCAAGAGGTTTAAGTTCATTAGAACGAAGATTAAAACCTGAGGATATAGAAACCTTAAAGATTGAGGCACCACTTAAAATGATTAAGGAGGGGTTAAGGCACTCACAAAAAGTTTATAAGGGTGTTTATGAATTTACCAATTTGGTTAAAAAAGATGTGGTGTTAAATAAAGCTGAATGTGATTTAAAAGCAATACTAAATGATTATTTATCATCAACGGCTTATCATAGTCAGGTTATAATTGAAGAGTTACCAACCATAGAAGTTAATGAAGCTTTATTCTGCACAGCGATAGACAACTTAATTAGAAATGGACTGAAGTATAACGACTCAGAATCAAAATTTGTAAAAATATATATGGAAGGTGATAACCTCATAGTCCAAGATAACGGAAGAGGTATTGACCAAGAAGATTTTGACCATTTATCAAAACCATATACAAGAAAAGAAGGACAAAAAGAGTCAGGAACTGGACTCGGATTAAACATATGTGTTGCAATATTACAAGAACACAAGTTTTTGGTAAGATGTGAGAAAAATGAGATAGGA